ATCTTTGAAAGCAGGGTTAATTGCTTCAGTAACCTTGTCAAATATCTTTTTACCATATTTAAAAAGGAATACTTTGCCTTCGTTTTCTGGATGTAGTGAATCAGAAACAACATAGACATTAGAAAAGTAAGATAACTTTCTTTTCCTTTTTCTAGCAGTTTCTTTATCAGCTTCAACTCCTGTATTCCAAAGTCTTGTATTCTCTTCTGAAACAGGATCCTTTTTACTTAAAGTAGTTAAAGAATTTTCGATATACCATCCGCCTTGGCCTTTAAAAGCATGAGACCAAACACGAACATAAGGCATTTCTTCAGTTTTAGGTGAAGGTAGAAATCTCAAAACAGCATATCCATTACCTGATTTATCTAGTTCAGGTTTCCAGAATCTGTCGTCTTGAAATGTGGATTTTTCGGTAGCATTGATACTCTTTTCTAATTCTTTTGTTAATGTTTCAAAATTAGAACGAGAGGTTTTTAGATTTTCAAAATCAGTTGCCATATTTTCTCCGTTGTATATATTTGTATATATTTGTAAATATTAATAATATAGTATCATTATATAGTAAATGGGGGATAAGTCAAGCAATCCCCATAGTAAATTCACACTTACTTAATCGGCGTCTCCGCCTTCAGATTCATCAGTATCAGAAGCAGATTCGGCTTCATCAGTTGATTCGGCTTCATCAGTTGTTTCAGCATCATCAGTTGTTTCAGCTTCATCAGTCGCTTCGTCATCTAATTTATATTCAATCATATGAATACTCCTATAATATTACTTGTTAATAATAACATATTCTCATAACAAAGTCAAGTATTGCAATTAAATATGCAATAAATTTTTGAAATATTTAAAATCACAATACTTCAAATTCTTAAAATCTTTCCACTCTTGTATTTCTCTATTAACATTATCTACATTCGTTCCACTTTTTTCATTTACTTTCCAAAACTTAATTTTAGGATGTTCATTTATTAAACTTCTCCATTGTGTTATCCAATTAATACAAGGTGTTGCTTGTGCCCTTGCAATTTGATAATGTTTTGTGTCTTTGTAAACATTGTTAATAAAATTACCTGAGCTATACAAATCGTGGCCTATAATAAAGACTTCATCAGGTTTTTCTTTTTCACAAGCAATCCAAGCTGCTGATGTGCCTGATGACCATCCTTTATCTGCCTTATCTGGCATATGTATTCTAATATCTTTTGCTTTACAAGGTTCTTTAATCCAACTAACATTAATTTTTGTTTTATTAATTTTCTTTTTGATTGTTTCTTTATTGGCATGTGGGAAATCTTTTTCATATTGTTTAACTATTTGAACAGCACCTTGTAGATTGACACCGTGCATAACAAATTCTGTTGAATTGCCTCTATCATTTGCTGAAACAAAATCATAATCTTCTAACTTTTTTTTATCCTGCATATCAGGTGGAGATAGACCTTCTACGGTCATATCATAAACATCAGAAGGCAATCTAGTCCAATCTCTTAAAAATACTTCATTTTTTTGAGAATAACCACTATGATATATTTCGTGCATCATTCCGTGGTCTACTGCGACAAGGACATCAGGTGTAAAATCCTGATAAAGTCGGCAACACCCATAAATGATGCCCTTGCCTCTTAATTTTTCTAAATCAAGTTGTAATCTAGATTCGCCATTACCAAGTGCGAATACTCTTTTCATTTGCAATAAGCTGATGAAACATTAATTTCTGTTGTTGTATCTGATGGTGTAAAATCTTTTTGTTCAAGCCAAATAAAAGATTTGTCTCCATCGGCACTACATTTCCAACCCCAATGAACATAATAAGGAACTACACCTGAATCTTGAATCCAAAGTGTAGCATTATCAGTTTTATCGAGTTGATTTTGCATTGAAAAAGATACTAAATCAATATCTTTTTTTACTAGTGCTTCTTTTTGTTGATTAGAACAACTTGTAATAACAAGTAATAAACCAATCGCTAATACAGCAAGTAAGACATATAATATATTTTTATAAGTTATATATTTCATACTCTCTCCATTAATAAAAAGTTTAGCCCCATACTAGGAACCAAACAACAGCGGCTAAAATTCCAGCCCAAATCCAAGTCTTACCAGATGGTTTTCCATCAGGTGTTAATCCAAAAACATCTTTCAAGCTGGATTTTCTTTCAGCTTCAATGACATCTTTTTCTTCTTTAGTTGCTTTTATTGGCATTTAAAAATACCTCCTTCATTGTTAATTTACATTGTGTTTCATTAAATCTAACAAATGGCATATACTTTCTTATTTTTTTGGAATGTTCTGGCCAAATAATGTGTTCTTTGATACTTTTATCCAAGTTTCGCATAAATCCAAGTATTTTCTCAAACACCACAAAAGTTTCGATACAAATTTTCTTTGACAAATATAACTTAAAAATCCTGGGATGTTGACCATCAACATCCTTGAAAATATCATCAAAAGAAAGATTATGCTCGCTAATAATACTATATATAGACTGACAATCACTTCTAAAAAAATAAGTAAAACTTTCTTTACGCTTTCTAAAATCATCATATACTTGTTTGCCTTCAGTTCTAGTTATATCACCTATCCACCTTTTACTATCAGATAGAAAATTGCTAACAAAATAATCCAATATAGCATCTCTATTATATTTAGATGAGAGTTTATGAAAAAAGTATCTATCATTTCGTTTTGTAAATGTTTCTAACTTACAATTAACTGCACCATCATACTTAAAATAATCATAAGTGTCATTGGTGAAATGTAATTTAAGAGCAAGATATATTTTATATACTTCAAAGCCATTCATTAATCTTTTATATAATTTAGCATAGTTTCAGGATCCGATACTTCATAAGGGTCAGCATCAATACTTAAATTATTTAATCCATCCTCTACGAACATCTTTTCAATTATTGTGTTATCTATTAAACAAGAATATCTCCAAGAGCGTAAACCAAATCCCAGTCCAGGTTTATCTACTAACATATTTAAACTTCTTGTAAACTCACCTGTTCCATCGGGTATCAATTTAACATTTTCAATCTTTAGAGATTCTGCCCAAGCATTCATAACAAAAACATCATTTACTGATATACAATATACATCATTAATGCCCATATCAATAAAAGTTTTATACCATTTATCATAACCAGGTAAATGTTTACTTGAACAAGTAGGTGTAAATGCACCTGGCAATCCAAACATGATTATTTTCTTATTTTTAAATAAGTCATCTGTGGATTTTTCAACCCATTTATTTTTCTGGATAAATTTAAAAGTAAAATTATGTAATTTCATTTTAATCATATTAAAAAAAGAGAGGTGTGAATCATAACCTCTCTTCACTTCATTTTTAGATTTCAGCACAAGCGTAACTGTTAATTTCTAAACCAACAGCAACTTCTGCAATTTTTGGTGTGTACCAAGTCATCTTAACTCCTTTTATAAAAAAGTTATGCTATATTTTATAATAATAATGTGTCATTTTTATGTCATTATTAATAATTTTTTAAATTACTATAATCTATCTAATAGATGAGGAGATTCTGTTGCCAAGTTCTCCTCGGACTCCGACTACTTGTTAAGCAGCCAAGGCAAAATTGCTTTCACCGTTTTATGTTTTGCTCTGATAACCGAGTGCTTCGGATTTACTCCAATAAACTCTTTAAGCCAATCGAATCCTATTTCTGGCCCGGAATAGACTTTCATAGCATATGCCGGGAAAGAATTGGTGGACCAGCCGGCTTCGCAGCCGGGTCTTGGTCTTATTTCATTTACCTTCAACATAAATTCTCTTAATCTATTATTATTTATTTTCTTATAAATTTTTTGCCACAATAATTACATTGAACCTGATTAATATCTTTATCTATTGAGTGTGACCTTTTACTTGTAAAAGTCATATAAACTTTCGGATGTCCATCCACATCTGAATCTACATTTCCATCACAAAAAACCGTATCTGTTTTTAAATCAACATAAACTGGTGGTGGTAATGGTGGTTCTGGTGGTGGTACTGGTACTCCATTAGGCATTTTTATTTTTTTGAACTTTCTCGAAATAATCATAAAATTCTTTTATTGCTCTTACTAAAGGACCTTTATAATCAGCAGGGTCTTTTATCCATTCAGTCATAGAACCATCCTCACCAGCAATCAAGATAACTATTTGTTCTACTTTTTTCTTAACTAATTCCTCATACATTGAAGCATAAGCAGTTGTTTGTAAAAAATAGTTCTCTACATATTCTTCTTTTTTCCATCTATTTGATGATTTAAAATCTATAACTGACAACTTACCATCATAATCAGCAACACAATCAACTTGTCCTGCTACGGTAAGTGCTTTTGAATATAAAACTCTCTCTATTAATTTGATATTATCAATCTTTTCCAAATAAGGTCTCATTAATCTGAATAGTCCTAAAGGCAACACATTTTTAACCTGTGTGCTATTGTCTATATTATTTAAATGATTTTCAACAATTGTATGTAATTGTTTTCCTCTAATTGCGGCTCTTCTTGCTTCCCAATCTGCGGCTTGTTCACCAACATTTTTTCTCCATTGTATTAAACCTTCTTGATTTTGAACGGAGAGAACGGTGGTGATACTAGGATAGGAAACACCTTCAATATCATAAAATCTAAAACCATTTAGATTTTTACCTTTTTTATCTGGAATTATATTTTCTGGGATGAAATCGTGGATATATTCTTTTGCTTTTATCATAATATGTTATTATAAATCAATTTGTGTTAAATGTCAAGTCTTTAATTAAATATATGAACAAACATTTCTAATTTTTCTTTTTGTATTTCTTTAGCAGTATAGAAATATCTTGAAACTCTTGTTTGCTTATCCATTAAATATAAATTTTCTTTATGTTTATAGTCATTTGGATTATAATTAACTGCAACTACAAAACTATCATTATCCGCAAAACGGTCATTTCTTTTAGGTTCTGTACCATGATTTTTACATACTTCCATATCTGATTTAAAAATACCAAATAAATTACAATCTTTATCAACCACAGCAGATAAAATATGGTCATTGGTTGTTTTGCCTGTTTCTACTAGAGAAACAACATCAAAAACAGTTTTAATATCAGAAGCAACTTCAAATGATGTTAAACCGGAACCACCAACAACTGCAACCGTAGAGCAGTTAGATAGTAAGAAACTGAATAAAAATATAGATAATAATTTTTTCATTATTTTTCTCTTGTTAATTTTAAAATCTTTTCAATTTGTGATTCTATAATTGGCTTTCTATTTGGCCAATGTATATAAGGTTCATCACTTTTCATTAAGTTATATAAAAGTGGAAAAACTATTTTCTCTATATCTTTAAATTTTTTAGAATACTTTTTGTCAAGTTCTGTTTTTCTTGCTGCTAAATCTTTTGAAGTGCTGACATTTGTTTCATTTAATACTTGCATAACTTCACTTAAATAAGACTTAATGTCTTTAGTATCTGCTTGTATTTTCTTTATCTCTTCTTTATTACTTTCAACAGCAGTTGTGGTTTTTTCTACCACCTGTGCTGTTTTATTATCAGTCTTTTCAACAACTCTCGTTGGGGGTTTAGCAACAGAAGTGAATCCGTAATCAACATTCAAATCAAATTCTCTCATATAATCTGGGATATCTGGCATCTTATCTCCTAATTAAGTTTCATAATAAATCGTAAGGGGATTGGTTTCATGGAGGATCGGGAAACTGGCACCCCTTACTAAAAATAGAAAATTGGATTGTCCTTTAGACGGTAGCCTGTCGTAGCAGGATAGTCTTGGAATACTCAATTCTATCTCTAAAAGGTATTTATATAAATTATTAAACTTCAATGTTACCTCTTGGGTGTTTCTTTTTAATTTCTCTTAAAACATCTTTCCAATTATCATCAGTATGTTTAATCCAAGTATCATGCATTCTTATACTTTTAGGAAAATCTGTTTTATAAATGGCTCTTTCCATATGTTTATTCTTTTTAACATATTCTTCCATTTCAGCAATTGTCATATCCTTTAAAATAAATTTCTTTGTTTTTTTATTCTTAAACCAATAACTAGGCATTACTTAAATCTCAAATGATATGTTGTTTGATTTATTAATTGTTCAATATCATCTATTAATGATAATAAAAATTTATATTCTTCATTATTATCAATAATTGCATAATTTATTGTAGCACGAATATCTTTTACTTTTTCGTGATATTCATTAACATGTTGTATAACATCTGCTTTATCAATATATACATCAATACATCCTGCATCTGTGCTAGGTTTAAATTCATCAAAACTTTCTGTAAATTTATCTATAAGTTCTGTAAGTTTACAATGATATTCATCTAACACTTTATGTTCAGCATAACTTTTAGTTTGCCAATGAAAGCCTTTTATATTATTTAAATGAAATAAAGTTTTACTTATAAACTCACCTTCTGTTATTTTTATTTCTTCTGCCATCTTTTTTTTCCTTTTGATGTATTAGTAAATTTCTTTCTTAATCTTAATAATTCTAATTTTAAATTTTTTCTAAAAAATACCGACATTAAGTTATCTTTTTATTGTTCCAATCCATTATTTGGTTCAATTTAACTGCGATTTCATCTTCCGAAAGGCCTCTTAAATCGTGTCTACCTATCTTTTTGACAAATTCTTTATATTTCTCATCTGTGCTGAATAATTTTCTAATTACAGATTTAGTCTTAATTTTAGGAGCATATTTTTTCTCTACATCTTTAACCATTTTTCTCAAAGTAAAGTCAGGTTTTTCTGCTTTTAAGAAAGTAGGGAAATTTTGATATTCTTGTTTCACTTCTTTTTTAATTTTATTAGGTATTCCCTTATTATCTACTATTATATCTGATATTTTAGGTTTAGTCAAGTTCTTTTCCACCCCGGTGTTCGGTAAATTGTCATTTTCATGGTGGGATTTTTTTCCTGTTTCGGCGGATTTTAGTCGTTTGCGGACACTTCTGTGGACAAATGATATATTTGCGGCTATTAACATTAATACTGCCAGTGGGTCAAATACAAAAATAAGTATAATAATAATAATTCTAACTGCTTTATCAAAATGTTTTTCTGCCTCTGCTTCACCATATAGCAATTCTGCTACATATTTTAACGGTCCTACATCCGTTTCCGTCTTGATTATATCTAATTTGTATTCTGATTTCTGGTCTAATAATTCTTCTATTTTATCATTTATTTGAATAATTTCTTGTTCTGAAGCATCAATAATAATAGAGATTTCTTTTCTTTCATTTTTTTGTTTATTTCTTACTTTTAAACTCTTTGATATTCTATTCTTACCTTGATAAACATCAATCGCTTTATCTAATTGTCTTAAATCATTTTCTGCCCTATCAATCTTACCTTGCTCACGGTCTATTCTTACATTATATTGTATTATCTTTTCTTCAATTACAGCAATTTTTTCTGTATTTCTTGATGTAGGTCTAACTTGGTCTAAATGTGCTTTTGATAAGAAACCAAATATACCTATACTGGTTACAAATACAAGAACCATTACGGCAAATAGTAGATAATATCGTAGAAAAAAGTTGCATATTTTCCAATTTCTATATAACCAACTTGCGGTTACCAGTTTTCCTACTTCTAATGCAATACCCATTATAATAATGGCTGTTACTGCACCTGAAAATAAGGTAGATAATCCAATTATGGAATAGTAAGCGGCTACAGCAGATATACCTAGCCCTGAAATAAGTGTTAATAATGCTAAAAACATAACACTTATATTTATTTCTTATTTTTAGTGAATCCCACGGTTTCTCGTTCTATATCATCGTGGTCAAAGTTTGCCCAATATATCTCAAAGCAAACGGTTTCTTTCAATGCTTCAAATTGGTGCAATTCTAAAGGTGGGACTTTTGTATATTCACCTGCATTTAATATAGTTTCATCTGTGAGGTTATAATTTTTCTTCCAACATCTAATGAGTAACTTGCCTTTTTCTACGAAGAAGCCATTCCACTTATGTTTGTGGAGGTGTTTTGAGCAAACACCACCTTTTTTTATTTTAATACGGTGTAGTTCAAATACATTATTAGAATCTATGAGTTCGGTAACTCCCCATACTTTTCCTGCTTTATTTACCATAGTGTTTCCTTATATATTGGATAACACTAACCAGCCTTTTAGTATATTCCTCTCCTAGTTCTGAATAATTGTTAAGGAAAGGTGCCAGATAAAGGGCATTTTTAGTTTCTAATCTTTTAGTTCTGAAATCTTGATGGGCTGGATGATTATTTAATATTCGGACATACTCTTTTACACTATCACATTTTGTTTGAAAAACTCTCACAGAA